GTGTGCCTTCCGCACAAAATCCAGATTTCTGGAACACAGTATTAGGAGCTGTAAAAGGAGTGTCAGGAATGGCCTCAATGCTACCTGGACCCGTCGGAGCGATCGCTTCCGGTGTCCACGGTGTGTCATCAGCCCTAAAAGGAGGAGGTGCATTTAAGGTAAAACGTAGTAAAAAGACCGGACAATTAAAAATAAAACAGAAAAAGAAAAAGAAAAAGTGATAATAGTACACTTACGGCTGTCGAGCCGACCTAAAACGAATATGTAAGTATTGTCACATTGTGACCGTCCTGTGTACTTGTGCCGAGTACGCAGTAGTTCATTTATTCACGATCCCAATCTAGCAAGGGTTGATGGGAATTGTGCATGGATTTCACTGATTATGTCTTGTTAAGAATTGTCCCGGGAGGGATCGACAATAAACCAACTAGTGATTACATCAGACTGGAGTGCCTAAAACCTCCTACAGAGAAGAAGCTTAGTCAACTGCTAACCATGCGGCCAAATTAAGACAGTATCGATCTGATCCCGTGCTATGCACCTCAATTCTGTCAGTTAGAATTGTTCATAGGTACAAAAAACTATTAAAATAAGACCATGACACAACTAAAAATAAGTACTGCAACCGTGAGCACAGTAAAAACCGGTAGGAGCCACCATACTCCCCCAACTAGAAATGGGAAAAAATTCTTAACCAATACTTGTGGTACAAGTCCATGTTACGTCAAAGGACACGGTCACTTGAAGGCCAGAAACGGGAAAACTGGATACGGGCTACGTTCGGCATTGAATGGAGTCACCCAGAACCCTGAGAAGAAGAGCACGAGATCACCTGAGATCGTTCCGTGTCCCGATTCTCGTCAGGCCTATTGTGGTAATCTCGAACCACATTACCATTACGAAGGGCACTCAGGATTGATCGTGGAGGATCGTCTAGAAGATCAAAATGAATGCATCGAACATAACGGATGCACACACCTGAGAGGACTGGCTAATCAATTAGTCAAAGATAAGAATAGAATCGCGGAATTAATCGCGACGCCGGTAGAGTGTCCGGATGAAGAAGACCTAGATGATGATGCTTATCATCAAGACTTCAAACACGATTTGACTCCTATCAGCGAGGAAGATGATCTATTGCGAAAGCCTCTAGAAATATCCGAGGGGCAACTAGAACCACGGGTTGAGCATCCCGAACACGAACTCAAGTATCCAGAAATTTTACCTGTAACAAGGGACCTTTCTATCATAAAGACTGAAGGAGATAAAGTTTCTTTAGCTTCTGGAGAAAAAGTTTGTGTTGAACATGCTCAAATAGCTGCTAGTTATGTTTTAGGGAACATAATGATAAATATGTGGACCATCCTCTCCACTCAATTACCTCCAACGAAAAACCTTATTTCGTGCACAGAGCCTATAAAAGAACCCGAATACTCCACTGAATTGGAAGAACGGATAATTTATTCGACTTTGGAAACAGGTGCAAAATATGACGACACTTTTTACAACCACGTGATAATGTGGTTGTCAGGTTCCGTCTATGAGCACACCCGAAATAATAAAATGGAACAATATTTACCCGAATTGGTGCAATTCGTACATTTGGAAAACGTCAAGACAGGTAAATTTTGTGGCATTAATATGGAGAATTGGCTTTATAAAAAGCATGAGAGGAGGTGGTGGTGGCGAAAGAAAGAGGATTGGTGGGTAAAAGGAACCAAATACAACGGGGTCTGGCAACGACCTGATGTATTTGATGCTATTAAGTTGTTAGGGTATAAGTCGCACACGATAGAGTGGGTGATTAAACCATTGTTAACTTATTTGAATACTATACCCACAACCCAATCTAGACAAATGATTGGTACTGACGGACAATACAGGGCATTCACCCCCGCCAATATCATGATAGTCGCTCAAGCTCACCCAGATTATTTAAGATTGCGCGCATTAGGAGAAAAATACTTCGAGAACACCATAGCGTACTATTGTACGTTAATGGCTATACGAGATATTCATCGTCTAATCCGAGAACCCAAGTGTAGTATACCAACTACCATTACCTCGAAACCGGGAAACGGGTGTCCCTCTGTTCAAAGTTTTACCCCGAACAGAGGGGGATCGTTACCATCGGGGTGTCGGAAGTAGATATATCAACTTGGACAAACCCAAAACCTTTCTACTTCAATGAGGAATTTAAATCAAAGAGTAAATTTTTCATTGGAGGAGAAATAATATTTCCTAAGGTTCCAGAATACGCGGATATTAAAGATACTACGTATAGAACCGCGTTCGGTCCTTGCGTCGACCATAACGGTGTGATGTTGGCTAATAGTGACAACAATATACGTTATGCTTTTAGACGACAGACGGCCTTGCGACAACCAGGCGATGAGTATTTACCCGAGCTCCCGGAAGAGCTTAGGTATCGCCGTTATGATAAAATGATGAAAAGCAATCAACATAATTTTATATCAACAAATAACACATTTTTACAGAAATTGAAAGTATTGTACACTAGTTATTTTGAGTATTATATGGGTATGGAAGAGGAATGTCATACACACTACTCGGATCCGCATGAGAAGCGACCGATTAGAGTGGATGCATATAAGGAACTTATTGAGTCGTCAGACATTTTTAAACCATTATGGCTTAAGAGAGTCTTGTATAAACTCAAGAAAGCAGAATGGGCAAAGTTCATGAAATATGCGAGGATGATCGGAGACTTAGGTGTCGCCGCATCCTTACAAGGGTTCAGGGTTGTGGATTTTATGAAGGTGGCAGAATATTATGAACCTTTAATGGAAAATGGTATTGACATCGTCTTCATAAAGTCTCCACAACAG